CTTCATTACATAGAAGGTCAATTTTATTTTTAGACAAAGGGTAATTCCCCATGGTTGCTGGAGATGTCATCTTATACTGCTCAGTCACATAACTGTAATCATCATAGATTAAATCACCATTGTATAACCTGTAGTTTCTAACATCCTTATCGTAACTACTGGTAGAGCCTTCAGCATTACTCTGCTCTAACTCTGCTACAATAGCTTTAATGTTTTTCTCACACCATTCTTCATTTTTTTCGCTATCTGGAACGAACTGTTTTGGAAAGTCACTCATTTTTTATTTTTTATATGGAACTAATCTTCCGTTTTCTCTTTTATAATATACAAAGCCTAAATTACTTTGTACATGTTCATCTCTTTTTACTTGCTTATCGTATAAGTCAATGTCATGTACTAAACATAAACCAAAGGCTATTGCCCTATCCGTGTTACGTAATCCGTAACTACCAAGCTCATCTAATAAATCTACAAACCAAATATCACCACAATTCTCCTCTATATAGTTCTCCATGAATTGTTCCATCACTGCTTTAGTGTGTTTATTCATTTGAAGACCGTACCTGTTTCTGTTAACAGTTTTAGGTGAGTGAGCTGTTGTTGGTCTCTCTTTTAAATACTGCTTTCCCCCTGCTCTTTGGAAGTATCCAATAACTCCAATACGAGTAAATTCAATCAGCATTTTCGCATTGTAATATACGGCTAATTTTAAACACCCATCCCAGAACTCTTCTGCTGTGTCTGGACGCTCTGTATACTCAGCAATAGGGTAGTTTCCAGCTATCTCCATGTTATAGAATCGCCTAAAGATAATAGCACTACCTAAAGAGGAAGTTGACGACTCATCCTGGTCATACGAATCAATTCCACCTATGTCTAAACCTTTAAGCTCAGTGTTTGGGTGTGCTAATATTTTATATGGACCATTCCTATCAAGAACAAACTTGACTTGCATTCCTTCGGCTTCCCATTCTAGTCTACCGCTTTGTATCTGACCTTGTAAATCTTCACTACTTAGTATTTCACTTCGTTGTGCGTTTATCTTGGCCACGTTAAATCTAGAGTTCTTAGTTTGTAAGAAAGCTTCTTCTACGGATAATGGGTAATTTTGTAGCTCTAGGTTGTACCCTTTCTGATTACCTGCCTTATGTAGTTGTTCTCTTCTGTCTTTAAGGGCTTTTGTAGCCCCGTCATTATCTGAAGTACCTGTCTTTATATCAAAGAATCCATGATAACACATGGAAGCGGGGATAAACATAGGTATAAGGTTAAAGGCATCAGCATTATAATACATCTCCATGAAATCCTTAGAGGCTGCCTCAATATCTCCACCCGTTCCACCAATAATAGGGACTCCATACTGGACATTCCCATCCATGAAACAAGCCTTAGATGACATATAAGCGTTAAGCAACTCTTTGAATTCCCCAGCTTCCTCAAAAACCATAACAGAAAGACGTTCACCCTTATATACTTCAGGATTACTCATCGTTCTACAGTGTATAACAGATTGAAATCCATCTACACCCCACTTACCTTCTTTGTCTTTTATTTTATAACCAGATTTAAGAACTTCCTCACCTTCTTTAAGTGTTGAGTGTCTAAAATTAGAGTTTTGATTGTTGAGTCCTGCTTTCACTTTATCAAAGAAAGATGTAGCAGTCACCTGAAGCCCTGCAGCTACCCCTACGTGGTTGTATGGATAGAATGTGTATTCGTGTGCTAGAATACCAGAGTTCATGTAAGAGAACCCCTTATCTCTAGCCTTAATGACAATCATTCCTTTCTCGTCTTCCTTGGATGTATCGAACAAGTCAAAGTAATACTTATCCATATCTCTATACCAAGGAGCAATAAGAGTCTTACGACTGTTACCCTTGACACCATCACTACCTAAAATTTTATAGAAGTTTAAATAATAATAATGTTTACCAGTAATACGTGGCATGCCTTTAGGTGCAAACCCAAATTTACACCTCTCAATCTGTTCGTCCCAATACTCCCTGAAAGAAACACTCTCTGGGTTTAAGGTAGGAACACCTTCATAAATTAAAGGTTGATACTTTTTTGCATCAAACATTCTTTTGACTCTGTAAAGTTTCTAAATAACTAAGCTCTCTATTACCAGCAATCTTAGAACGTTCACCACGCCTTTCAATAGCGTCTAATAGCTTCTGTCTAGTTCCTAATACTTTCTCTACACCAATCATAATCTTTTGTATGTCGGCTGCATTATCTATATTAATCTTAGTAGAATCAAGCAATTCAGTATACTCATTTATTTTCTCATTAAAAGCTGAGAGTTGAGCATCGAGGGGGTCATATTGAAGTTGGTTGTACTTAAGTATTGCGGCAGCAATTTTTTTATTTTTTGAGCCTTTCCACTCATAGTCTTGATATAAGTCTTTAGATACGACTCTTACTCTTTCATCGAGTGTGAAGTGTCGGTATGGGGAGTCATAGTCTGCTATATACGCAACATACATAAGTCCTTTGCTACCAAAGTTTTTGGAATCTATAAGGTCTTTGAATTCTGGTATACCAAATATACCATCATCTTCAACAACGCTTCCTTTATTACTTATTTTTAGTAGGTACATACTTTTTGAGTTCTGTTATCATTATAAAGACACCGTGAATTACATGAGTTGACTCACCTTCTTCTGGTTCACCATCTTGGTCAAGGTACTTAAAGTGTATAGTTGATGTGCTACCCCCAGCAAGTTTATAGTTATTAACAATTGGTAGGTATCCCATTTCTATATAGTCTTCTATAATTTCAAACTCTCTATTGTCGGATATTTCAGACACGTTCACGTACCCAAATATCTTTCCATTTGGCATTAGCTCCACTACACCAAACTTTGATTTTTGCTTCTCCATTGTTTCCATGGTACAAAGTTAATGAAAAAAAGGGCTCATATTACTGAACCCTCCTTAAATCAAAAAATATAATATTAATATATTATAAAATACTAGTCGTGTTGTATAAAGCCACCTTTAGAATATCCTCTATCCTTTGGGTTACCCTTATCTTGCAAATTAGTGTTGTGAGTTCTTTTATATTGCTTCTCAACCTTACGATTCTTAATTTGAGAAATCTTACGCCCAACTTTATTTTTAAGAGGCTCTTTAGCTTTCTTTATTTTACCGCCCTTAGAATAACCCATTAATTTTGTAGCTTTCTTATTTACAGAAGAAACTTTTTTCTTTGCTCGTGTTGATAAAACACTTTGAGCCTTCCCTTGGACTTTCTGTAAGTTAGTTGTTTTTGTAATACTTCCACTACCACCTTTTACAGGGTCTTTTGTACGTCCAACTACCTTAGCCATAGTATCTTTAGAAGATTGAGACTGAATGTCTTTACCTCTCTTTATTTTACGTATCGCTTTCTTACCAGCTCTTTTTGCTTTTTTGTTATCAGGCATAATATTATCTATTTAGTTTAGATTCAAAAGTACATAAAAATAATTTATATTTATTTGAGTGTGAATGTATTCCGTTAGTGCCCCCCGTGTTGCGTAAAACTTTTGATACCCCTATGCTTCCTGGCACAGCCTGTCATTCTTCTCTGATATAACTAACTAAAAACTATTCGTTATGAACAATCAAGCACTTCGTATCCTATCTATGTTATCCCATTCTCAACTATTAAGTATGTACGAGGATAGCATTGACCAATACAACCTATATTGTCATAACAATGATGATAAGGACGATATAGGCGGACATATATCAATGTCAATGGCTAACATGGAGTTAGACCTCAAGGTACTCGAGAGAGCAACTTACGAGGCTTACACGATGAATCGTCAACGAGTATTAGAAGCAGACTTACCGTTCTAATATTAAGCAGGGGACTAACCATCTCCTGCTATTCTTCTCTTATATAATTAACTAAAACCTTTCATTATGAAATACTTAAGCTTGAGTGACCTTGTTGACTATGTTGACAATGCGTCGATTAACTTTCCATGTACAATGGAGTTAGTAATCACTAACGACTCACCTGTTGAGTTCCGTATGTACGACAGGGAAGAGTTCCATGATACTATGTGCGACCTTGCAGGTAACATAGGTACATCGGGTATGTTAGACTCGTTAGGTCGTGTATTATAATATAGTAGTGGGCTCTTAGCAGGGCCTGCTATTCTTCTCTTTATTAATTAACTTTAAAAACCTTCTTATGTACGAGATAAAAATACTTCGTGGAGAGGACGCAAGCGTCCAAAAGACATTGAACCAATGGAAACATAAGTTCTCTGTTAAAATACTGTCGTGTGTACCATGTCCTCATAAGGAGGGTGTGACCCATGCGACTGTATGCCGAACACCTAAGCCCGACTAACGGGTTTAGTTTAATTAAAACAATAAAAGGTTATGCTGAACTCAGCTGATTTATTAAAGACCGTGAACAACGGCAATGTTATTATCTATCCTTGTGAACTACTTATCTGCGATAAGCAAGGGCGAGTAGCAACCATGTATGATATAGACTCTTACGACCAAATGGTTGAGCAAATATTATACTTGAGCTATGATAAAAACTTAATGTATAGAGTAGTTTGCTTTCTAGATAAGGAAGATGCACAAATTGCAGATTACGACACAGACTTACCCTTCTAGGGTAGGTTTGTCCTGCTAAAAATCTTCTCTGAATTAATTAACAGTAAGAGCGTCTTAACTAAACGCCACCTCTGCAGGGGTATTTAAATAATTGGTTGGTAATCCAATAAGGGTTTAGTACGCCTGACATTTAAGCTGTACCACCAAGGATAGGGTATCACGACAATCAAGTCGTGCCCTTAACCCTTGGTTTGTTATCTCACTATCATAATGCGTAGTAGTTGGGAGTTTCGTCGAGTTCTGCCAATGAAAGGTAGTAAAATATATGTGTGGGTGTGTGTGTAAAGAAC